TTTAGTCTTGTATACAATATCAGAATACTCACTAACCTTTTCTTTGTACTCTGATATGTCCATGTAGGGATGGAAGTTGTTAGCCCACATAGTTTTATCTTTAGGTTTTCTACTATAGATAACCCAAGACATCTGCTCAGGACTATTTAAATTAATAGGAGTGTCTCCCATTAAATGTTGAACTTGTTTTTTAAGTCTGTTTGCTACTTCATTTTTCTCTTTTTCAAATTCAACTCTAACTTCATCTAATGCTTTTTTATCTACCTTAAAGCCATTCTTGTATATCTTAGCAAGAGTAACACAAACCTTGTTAGTTAGTATAACTGAGTTCATTAGACTACTGTATTCTTCAGTATTTAACTTTTTATATATGGCATCAGCTAACTGTTGAGTTGCATGTAAATCTGCTGACAGATAAAACGATAACTCTTCTGCAGGTATCTCATCTGTATTATAACCTTTTGCAAAATAATCTTTAAGTGTATCTTCTTTCTGTGTATCTAATTCATATCTTAACGCACAGTCTTTTAGGTGTAGAGGTTCTTTGATACCTCGTTGCAATATATATTCACCAAGCATTGTATCAAAGACAGGACCATCATACTTGAAGCCACACTCCCATATCCACATAAGATCATATGCTATATTGTGACCTATGAGTATAGTAGCTTGGTCAAGCAACTCTTGTACTCCATCAAAGTTGTCTCTGAACAAATGCTCCTCTCCTTTATCCGTAAGACAACCCACCATGACTAGTTTATTGTTTGGTTCAAATGGGTCAAGATGTAACTTACCATCTCGTTTTGTTGTTGTATTTTCTACATCAAGTGTTAGTTTCATTTAATCTTTCCTTATGTTTCTTTAAGTATATAACTGCTCTTTCAATAATAGTCAAGTCATCAGAGAAGCCACCTAATCCTGTGTTGCATTTATGACACACCCAACCTCTAAAAGTATTTGTATCATGGCAATGGTCTAACACCCAATTTTGTAATCTAGTCTGACCATGCTTACCTAATTCATCTAATGTTCTGTCACATATAGCACATGAATAATCTTTATCGGGATAAGCATTTTCTTTTCTTAGTTTATTCAAGACTTCCTTATGACCCTTTCTACAAGACCTGCAAGTTCTTTTTATTTCACCTGCTTTCATAACAGAGAAATGTGTTATAGGTTGCCTTATTTCACACTTAATACAGACAACACCATCAATTATAGGGTTTTCTTTTTGTGGTAGTTCTTTGAATAAATTAAATTGTGTCATGCTTCATATCTTCCTACTCTATAATTTAAATTACAATGGACAACACCGTGCCATCCTGTAAGTTTATTCTTTACCACATTTAAATGCCTTTGTAAATCTTCTTCTGTCTCATCTTGTCTTGGTGGATTCTTGGCAATCAATATCATCAAGTCCGCTTCGGCTGCCTTACCTGTACGACTACCTTCCATCATGCTTTGGTTGAGTAACACCTTACCCTCTGCATCTGCAGATAGTTGAGACATATAAAAGACTGCACACTTGTGTTCCTTTGCAATCATACGAGCATGTATGGCATTAGCTTTGAGTGCTTCATCTGTCCTTGCAAAGCCACCTGTACGTGCAAACTTGTCTCCCATGTCAAGCACAACAATGTCAGGACTATATGTTTTACATACACTCTCCACCCACGACATATCACGACCCGTTGCATCTTTTATCTTGATGTTATTCTTGACAGGTGCATACAAGTCTCGTGCTTTACTTGGGTTCTGCTTCACTTCTCTCATAGTCATACCTGTTGATGCAGTCAGATATCTAGCACCAACTCTGTGACTACCTTCTTCGTTACAAAGGATAATGCAACTCGCACCTTGTCGTGCCAAGCCATCAGGTCCTGCCAACAAACTTGCATGAAAAGAAGTCTTACCTGTGTTAGGTCTTGCTCCTACTTCAATTAAGTGTCCTGCATTAATGCCTTCAACTTGTCTTGTTAAAGTTGGTAAGTTAAACGACCAACGTGCTTCCAAATCATTCTTCGCTAATAATGTATCTATTTCCATGTCATCCCACTCCACGTTAAGGTTAGGTGTAAAATCATCTCCGTATACTTCAAGTATGTTACGTATAGGTTCTAGGCTTGAGTGAGAACCATTGACATAATCAAATCCAATGTTGGCAATCTCTTCGCCTACAACTTGCTGAAACAGTTTGGATAGCACCTCTTGTGCTACATCCTCTCCCATAGGTTGCTCATTCTTTATCTGTCTAAACAAATGTGAGTAAGCCTGTTTCTGTGCCGTAGTGAGTGTAGGATTGCTTGACATAAACAATGCTTCTATCTCATCAGGTGTAACAGTTCTTTCATACCTACTCATGGCTTTGTCAACAGACTGCTTCACCTTTCTTGCATCCTTGCTGAATAATCTATCAGGACACTTTGCTCCACGATGGGAATCATAAAATGATTTGTCCATCAAACTTCTTATTAATGCTAATTCCATATCTGTGTCTCCTTTGGGGTTAGTAGTTTTAAATTAGTTATGTCTTCTTCGTCTCTGTATTTTAAATCATCTTTCAATTTAAGTATCTTAATATTCTTGACATGTGAACGTAACTCTTTAGCAAATGCAAAAGACTTGGGTAATGCGTCAGGGTCAAGTGCTATTATTGCAGTAGAGAATTGTGAAAGAAACAGTTTATGTGAATCCGATAATGACGTACCTAACACAGCTACCCCAACTAATACATCACTTCCCACGACTCCTGCACTCACACAATCCTCTACAACAACTGCGATACTACCACAACCAAATGAATATGGCAAGTCCGAGTCACCATAGCGTTTCCATTTTGGTAACTTATTGTAGACAGACCTACCTGTAGCATCAACAATTTTATTGTTTTCTTTTATTGGAAAAACCACTCTACTCTCTTTAACATCATACAGTAAATCAAGTTTGTCAACATCTAAATCCCACAGTTCACAGAAGTTCATAACTTCCTTTCTGTAAGAATGAGACACAACACACTCAGGCAATTCAAATGATGTCCCAACTTGGGACACCTTGTTGAAGTTACGTATCTCATCAACAGTCATGTGAACACGAGAGTTGCCCTTTACACTACACGATGCCTTGTAACAGTTCCATACAATAGTGCCCATGTTACTTGTTACTGTAAAAGTTTTGTACGATTTACACATAGGACAAGTTAGTCTCTTTGTTTCTCCATTACTTATGTCTAAGTCTTTTACATATTGATATACACTTAACATGTTATTATATACATCCTTCCTTGTCGGCACTTAACATGCTTGTACCATAGCTTTTTTCATCTGTCAAATTTTTTCTTGCTTGCAATGCTAAGTTAGCACTCGTGAATGTATTTTTCATGTATGGTTTAACAGATTGTGGGTTAGCATGTCCTGTAACTGACATAATATTACCCATGGATACCCCTGCATCTACCATCTCAACTGTACCTGTTCTACGTAAGTCACTTAACCTAAGCTCCTTAGAAAGCCCTGCAGAGTCCATTATCTTTCTAGCTAGTATGGGTAGCTTAGTTAGTGAATAAGGCTTGTAAGACCCCTTGTAGGCTCTTGGGCGAGGTACTACATACTTTTGAAACCCATAATCATCATGTTGTTGTACTAACATCTCGTGTAACTCATCTGATATAGGTAAAAATACTTGTGCTCTTCGCTTTGACTGTTCAATCTGCATACGTTTAGCATCTAAATCAAGGTTAGACCACTCAAGCAACCTCATATCGCCAATTCTTTGACACCATTCATATGCCATCTGTGCAATAAGACCAATACTTCTTGTGTTAAAGTCAGAGTAACAGGTATCAAGAAACCTGATAACGTCATCCTTTGTCCAAACAACTTTTCGGCTCTTGGTCATTCTTTTTTTGATGTTGCTAAATGGGTTCATGTTACAATGCTCCATGTTGATTCCGTAATTAAGCAAGACTCTGACAACAGACATGAGATGATTAGCAAATGATACACCTCTCTCACACCATTTGTTGTAAGATAATTTTGCAAGTTTGGTGGTCAAGCTAGACAGTTTATAACTGCCTAACTTTTTGCCATCAACCACACTTGTAGAGGAAACTATACCCAAAAAATACTTATACTGTACTTTAGTTTCTTGACGTAAGTTATTGTATTCAAAGGATAAATAGTACTCATTAAGTAAGTCATCAACTTTCATTATGCCACCAATAATTCTTTGAACTGAGGTGATGAAACCCACTTAGCTACCTCTTGTTCTCTTCTCCACATAGTTTCTGCTTTAGTATCAAAACCTGTGTTACGTATGTTGAAACCATTTCTCTCATCTGCGTAAGATGCGTAGTTAGTGAATGCAGAGTATAAGGCGAATACATTCTTACCTCTCTTGCTAATCTCTTGACAAGCTAACTCGTACATCTTCTTAGCTAAGTTCTCTGATGGTATAATGCTAGACATAAATACCTTACCATCTATCTTGAGAGGTATGTTTGCCCACTCTTGCATAAGGTTAGCACGTTTATCAAAGTTATTTTTAGCTTCACGTACCTCATTCAACAACACAGAACGTCTGAGACCACTTGTATTCTTTCTCTTGATAGTGTCATACTCTCCACCTATCTGTCCGTTAGAACAGTAGCTATCAATAGCACCAAAGTATACTTGGTTAGAACAAGACCCATCAATACCATGCAAGGCGATGATTCTTTCGTTGATTGTTGTTTGATGTTTAGCAGTTGTGATTGTGTGCTTAACATTTGGTAATGTAATATCCAACAAAGCAAAAGCACAGTTACGTGCAGTTGATATACTTACTTTCGCATTATCAAGTTCATGGGGTAATCTATTCTCTTGTATAACCTCTTTGATACCATTAAAGTAATCTTTGTGGTCTATTGTTTTAAACTTATCTCCCACGATACCTAAATATTCTCCTGTAACAGAGTTCTTCACATATCTTTTACCTGTGAATTTAGTATCCTCATATTTAACTTTGAAATCTAAATCTGTTCCGTCTAAGTTAAATAGCTCTATAATTTGTGCGTCTAATGGCATGGTAGTCTCCTTTCAAAAATTATGTCCCAACTTGGGACTTTGGTTAAGTGATAATTACTTATATAGTGTTTATAAAAAAATGTCAACCTTATTTCTTGACATCTACGTAAACTCTCATATGAGATGACTCATCTAATCCTTGACCCCAATAGGTAGCACCCGTACCCTTGAGTTCTTCCTTGATGTGTTGTCCACGTACTCTTATCTTATATGATTCTTTGTTGAGATACTTCTTCATAGTGTCTACAAACTCTTGCCCATCTGTGTCGTTAGGTATCTCGCTGAATACATAGTTACAACCCTTCTTAGATGTAGCCTTCTCATATTCTTTTCTCCACATCTCTGCTCGTTTCTCTAGAGTCTGAACTCTTTTCCAAACTGCATCGTAGGCTTCTGCTTTTACAGTTGGTTGTCTATTCACTTCAGCTAGAGCATCTCTGACTGTATTGAATGTATCTCTTTCAACCATATTCATAGCTTTCTCTTTCCACATGTCACGTTCCTTAGCTATCTTGAGTGCTGTGTCTGTAGTACCTACCTGTCTGTTCAACATACGGTCTTGGTGTCTAAATGCTCTGACTAAATACACAACATCCATGTCAGCGATTTTTATGGGTTCATCTCTATGAAAAGAATGATGTTCTACCTCATTTAACTCATACATATCAGCAGGTAGTTTACCTGTTACTGCTTCTGCGATTTTGATTAACTGTTTTACTTTCATGCTACTTCTCCTTCTAGCCATTGTGGTTTCTGTGTAAATGTATACCTTGCAAATCTGAGTTTGTCAACCCTATAAAAT